GGCTTCCCAGCAATCCGGCAAAGCCAGCGAAGGTATTCGATGACTGCCTGCTTGTTGGGTATTTTCCGCTCGAACTCTTGCAGCACGTCCAAGGAGTTGGTGTCGGGGAGTTCATTTGGAAACACATGGCCGCCTTCTGGATCGTAGTAAACCTCTTTACCCATTCTGTTCATGCGTAACCACCCCGCCCATTCACACAGGGCGATCTGCTGTTCTTGGTTCGTCATACAGGCGTTTCTGTGGTTCGTCCGCTACTTTTGTCCGTCCCGGCCCACAAAACGCCCCTACGGGCACGCAGGGAGCGGGGCGGGGCATGGTGGGAAGTCATTCAACTGTGAAATAGTAGCCACCCCGCACGCCAAGGAGGGCGCATGGAGAATGCGGCGGAAGATGCGCCGGGGTGGCAGGCTGGCGCCGAGTGTCGGCTCGGCTGTTGTGGGCCAGCAAAAGAGTGCCGCCCCGAAGGAGGGATGAGCCTGGGCAGGCTTGGGGCCTTCGGGACGGCTGCGGCGGAACGGACGGGTAACGCCGCGAAATCGAAGCGGGGCGCAACGTCTCGCCAACCGCTCCCGCATTTGACGGGTAGCTTTCCCGCCCCTGCTGTTTGCGCTCGCTGTCACCGCCCCCGTGACGCTCCGGGGATACGGCCAAGGCTCGTTTGCAACCGAACCACGCTGTTTTGGTAGAAAAGGTGCCGCACCCAGGCGCTTTGTAACCTGAGTGCGGCGGCGGCGGTGGCGAAGCGATGAAAGGCACCAAGCCGAACCGCCGCGAAATCTGTGCGGTGCCTTTCATGGGTGGGTTGTGCCAGAGACGGGCTGGGGTGGGCAAGGAGATTGTGCGGGAAGTGTGTCACTTGGCGAAGTCGGCAAACGGCACCGATTGCACGCTCTCGGGCAGTTCCTTTGGCAATTTACCGTCCTTGGTGAACTTCTCAGGGACGGTGTGAACCTTTTGTGTGTCACAGTCCACAACAAGGATCGGGTGTTCGTTGTCGCCCATGCAGCAAGAGATTCCGAAGCCCGTTGTACTGCGCTCTTGGCCGCCCCAAAGCACGTCGGCAATGATGCGGGCCAAGTACGCCGGATCGTCCCATCGCTGCTTGAGTGCCAATGCTTCCGCGACAACTTCCGCGATGTCACTGCCGCGCCAATGCGTGTAAAGCCACACGTCGTCGCCACGATCTCGGATTACGATGTTTCCTCTGTCTCCCATAGTTTTGTGCCTTTCTTGGTTTGTTGTTTAATTCTCCCGGCGCAACACGAATAGTCGCCGATTTGTGGCTAAGTCCACAGATCTACGGCCCGGAGCAATGCTTCACGGCGGATTGCTGCCCCAGCCATGAACCAATAACCGGCACCCTGATAGCCAACGGCCTTAACGTAAACGCTTTGGAGCTGTTCCTGATACTTCTCAACAAGGCATTCGTCGTTCCAAATGCGCCCTTCAAAGCTCTTAATCACGTCAAGCGAGTTCGTGTTCGGAAGTGCGTTTACCGGCTTGCCGCTGTGGTGCCATTGCTCAACGCCACCGGACTGTTCAGAGCGACAGAACGAGTAACCTGCCCATTTGCACAAGGCGATCTGCTGTTCCTGTGGCGTCATAATGGCAATGGTTGATTGCGTCCGGCTTGCAACCCTTCCCGGTACGCTTGTTCACACGCAGGACGATCTTCCGTTGACTCCAACCGGATCGCCCGTGTCACCCAGTCATTGTGAAACCGCGCACGGGAATAGTCCTTGTCATTCATGGCTTCCGAGTACTTCCGCCCGGCTTCGATGTAGGTTGCTAGTGGATTCATCATAACAGTATCCCCATCAAGTTCTTGTAGTTCTCCTGGCGTGACACGAATAGTCGCCGATTTGCCACTTCAAGCTCTTCCCTGAGCATAAGCTCGTGCTGTTCCTGTTGGTTCAACTGCCCCCATTCCTGAGGGGTTGTGATGTGCCGATCCTGCGGCCCGATGGTTGCCGAGAGCCGTTGCGCGACACGGACGCGACTGAGCCGTTCTGCGTCGGACATTTCGGCAAAGGTGGCGGTGGGGGTGAAGTTCACTGTGCCACCGCCTTTCCGTGCGCTTCGATGATCTGCCGGGCCGCTTCCTTGGCGACGCAAACCCAGCCGGCCGGCGATAACCAGTCACCGGCTGCTTTGATGTCGCCCCCGATGCAATGGGGCAGTTGATCCCACGATGACAGCGGGATGTTGTTCAGGTGCGGATCGGTGCTTGCCAGCAGCAGCCTTTTCATTCGACACCCCCAGTCTGCCCCGTGGCTTTGTTGATCGCGGCGCGGGCGTCCTGTTCGGCTTGCTCGATTTCGACTGAACACCCGCCCCGCTTTTGGTGCCAGGAAACGTATTCGGCAAGGTGAAGCTGGCATTGTTGCAGGGCCGCCAGCAACTCAGGTGCGGCCGCCGCCACCGGATCAACAGCAAACGATTGCGCGTAATCCAGGGCGGCAGCCTCATGCTTGAACGTGGCGATATGCTCCCGGGCGGCTCCCAAAGAGCGCCAAACGCCAAAGCCGCCCTGAGCATTGGCTACAACCCAACAGGCATCAGTGGGCTTGTTGGCCATCGTGGCCTCTTTGCGGACTCCGGTTGACATGGTGGTTTTCATGGGAGTTAAGAGCAACAACCACAGCACGGAGCATCCTCACAACGCCCCCGACTGTTCTGAGTCAGGACAGCGCCCGATGACAGGCGAATGACAGACAAACCGAGCCTTGCCAGCCTGCGATCATTGGCCAGCGTGCCCGGTTCAAGCCCGGCCCGTTCATCCTCATCGAATTGCCCAGGTTCACGGCAACCGGAGTGTTCAGCGTGGCCGCGCCCGTAGAAGTCGATTGACTCCCCGGGATTGATTTGCTCCCCACAGGCGCGACATACGCCGGGGAACTTTGCGATCATGGATTTCATTCTAGGTGCCTTTCATTTTGTGGGCTGGATTGCCCGATCTACCGCCCCATTGGAGCGGCAGAGCGGGGAAGTCAGGCGGGATCAACCGTGAAACCAGTTTTGACTTCATAAACCGGATACGGGGCTTTCCCGTCGTCAAACCAGTCATGGCCTAGGCAGTAGGTTTTAGGGCCGTCTGGACATGGATTGCCGAGATACCCTGCACCGGGCGCACAAGGTGAACAGAACTGAGCGTGTGTGTAGTACGGGGACGACAAGATCCACAAATCATTGCCATCCCGCTCCGTCTTGACGTGTAAGCCAGTCGCATCCCGCAATTCGTGCGGGCCACTCTCCCCGTTGCTCGAGTACGAGTCCCCGATGTAATCCTCAACCGCCTCGAAAGCCTCGAGTACGGCCGTTTGGCTCAGGTAATCGCGCAATGCCGATTCGAGCCGTTGCCTGATTTCCTCCTTGAACGCGAGATAACCGATGTCCTCCCCGCGCTCGTAAATCTCTTGCACGGCATCACCGTTGCATTCGCCTTGCGGGATCACCCCAAAACGTATGCCATCGTCGCCAACATTGGATTTGCCAAGTCCGTAGTCGATACCAGCGTATTCAGTAGGTTTCATGGTGCCTTTCATTATTGGAGCTTGATTGCTCCATTCCGCCCCCACAACGTAGGAGCGGAGTGGAACTGTCAAACCCTCGCTTTCACGGCAAGCTGTTTGTGGGCTGCGAACGGCCTACTATCGTACTGCCAGTAACCCTGTGACTGGCAGTAGCAGTAGTCGCGCGCATCTTGTTCGGCCAAGAATCCCAGGATTGGTCCGGGATTGCCACTGTCCCAGGCGATTGCCCTGCATTTCCGGTTCTTTTGCGCTGCTGCTACGGTGGGGAATGCTGTTTCGTTAGTCATTGGTGCCTTTCATGTTTTGAAGCATAATAGTGCCTTTCGTGGACATCAGACTAGCACAACGCGCCTTGTGTTCAATCAAATAATACAATCATCCACACTCCAAACACCTAAACACCTACACGGCAACGCCATACACACGAAAGAAATTCGTTGAACAAGCCCAGGTGTCACCCCATACAACCTCACCCAAACACAAGAAAAACCGCTCCAGGGCAACTGGGAGCTTGCAAATGGCTGTCCTGAGTGGCAGTCACACCCCATGATGGCATCAGCAAGTTCAAGAGTCCGAAAGCCACTAAAACATGATCGCAGGCGCAATACAGATGCAGCAATCGTACGGGCAATCGAAGCAGACTTGTCCGTATCAAGAACTTACAAGGACATCCTCCGAGATTACAACGTCTCAAGTGACACCGTAATCAGGATCAAGCGCCAGATGGTTGATCAGCCCGGAACCTGGATTGATTTGGTGGCTGGACGCATCTCGGGTTGCATCACCCTGGCCGTTGAACGGCTCAAACAAGCTCTAATCCGCAACAAGGTGCCAGCCAACCAATTGCATATCGTAATCGGAGTCCTGCTAGACAAGCACGCGCAGCTTACCAGCCTGACAACCCCGCAAGGGCCGGTACGCACGGACGGCACCATTCTGGAGCGTGTCAGGATAGAGTTTGAGCAGCTAAGGCAAGTCATCGCCACCCCAGCCCCGCAAAAAGCCTTGGCCATAGAAACCTCTGCCCAACCCGTACCAGAGCAGTCCTGTACCAAAGCCACTCGCACCATGGAAGACGGGAGGGATCGTAAGGGAGATCTGCCCAGTTGCGTCAAGCCAATTCCGCAAGAACCTGCGCAGATTCCTGCCCGGGCTTGCCCAGGCCGGGGGGAGGGGGGCCAGGACGCGGGGCGGGGCGCGGGCGTCAATCCTTGTCCTTCTCTCGAAATTACTAACAAAAAGGGGCAATCCGCTGTTGAGGATGCCGTTGTGCGGGACGGTACATCTGCTGCCGTGACAACCAGTGTGAAGCGCAAACCACGCAAGAACGCCAGGAAATCAGCCACGTCTGTGTCACTGTTCCCGGCTCAGGAAGGGGCTTCTGTGGTGGTGAAGCCGGTTCAAGGAACGGAACAGGGGCCTTTAGGCGGATCCTGAGATGGGGCAGTTCACCGCAGAAAGGGGTTGACATGGACGGTGGGGCCGCCGTATTTACTGGGCTTTATGAGCCGACAACAGGACTACCAGCGTCGCCACGCCTTGGCTGGGCTGTGCCGATTGTGCTCAAAACCGATAGATCCAGAGTCAACCCTTCTGTGCGGTGAACATTTGGACAGAAAACGCCGGAAGGCTGGGTTCAGGAACTTGAAGCCAAAGGCTCGGTGGGCTGGTGTGGACTGGGCTAAGAGCAATCACGCCATCTCGAAGGAGCTTGGGGTGTGTTGGACGACAGTGCGGTATCAGAGAAGGAAACGGGTATGACTGAGCATGTTGTTGAGACCCGGATTGTGTGGTTGAGACCTAAGGACAATTACGAGTATTTGAGGGAGGGGATTTGGCATTGTGGCCAGCGGGTAAGGTTTCCGTTGAAGCAATGTGATCCTGCCAAGTGGACTGACGGCGGGCCATTATCGCATTTGGTGGCGTACGCCGTTGTGGATATTCGGGTTCCCCGGGATGAATGCGGTTATTTTCTGAGAAGATACTGGTGGGTGAAAGGGTATGACCGATTTGAAGGTCATGGTAACTGCCGTGGGTTTTGGTATCGTACGGGTGCTCCATGCGAAGCAGTGGACGTGATGACGATCATTCCTGGAGTTCGTTCCGAGAGTTACACTTGAGATTCGGATGAACCGTCAGCAGCGATACCAGCAGAAACATTCGTTGGCTGGGTTATGTAGATCCTGTGTGGGAAATCGTCGCCGTGCTGGCTGGGATTGTGTTGTCGGCGATTGTCTGGTTGGTTGGATGTCGATGAACTTATGAAGACAAATGAAGGATACTTTCCTCCAAGCCCACAATCTATTCCTATGGGTTTGGCACCATATCCGAAGAATTCCGGTGTCACAAACGAACGGAAAGAGATCGAATCGTGGAGGGCTGTTGCGGAGCAGCGCGAGAAGGAAATACTTTCTATTTTGAGCACCCATGTTCACGTCAGGGACGTGATTCCATTGCTTCAAGCAACCTGCGTGGTGGAATGCAGCAGTCCTTGGAGGATTCCAAGGCAGGATTTCATCGACAAGCACTCGGACAAGATTGCCGCAGAGTTTCCAAACACGTTGCGTTAAATGCAACCCCTGATCCCACCGGCCCATCCTTGTCTGCCGAATCTTTCGCAGGAAGAGGTTCTTGGGCTGGTTAATAGGCCCGGTGGCGAAGAGTTGTACGCGAACTGGCTGGAGACACGGAACAAGACTTTGAGAGAGGCGGAAGAGGATCCACTGTACAGCGGGTTCGAGTTGGATTGTTGGCAGTTGAACGATCAGAACCTTTCAGACGATGACGTGGAGATCCTGGCGATCTTCGGGTGGAACCGGGGAGCAGCAAAGACTTGGTGGGCCGTGAAACGACTCTGTGAAGCCGCTCATGCCTATCCCGGGTTCGAGGGGCTATTACTCGCCGAGACGGATCAATCCTCCATCGCCATTCATCAGAAGATGGTTTGGGCGTTCTTTGATCGGTACATCAACAAGCTTCAAGGAAAGAGAACCCAGAAGTACAAGGTAAACTTCACGGAAGCCAATGGGTTCTCGCAAGGGGTACTCCTGATCCCATCTGGAGCTTGTTGGATTAAAGGCAATCTTGTCCGGTACACCGGAAATTCGACGATCAAGTTCAAGAGTTACAAAAGTGATCCTGGACAGTTCGAGGGCTGCGAGTTTGGAGCAAGACGGGACGTGATCGGCACAACCCAGGCAGGGAATCCAATCTTGGATCTCAAAGAACGTCCTGACGGCACGAAGATCCAGAACCTTGCGGTAGTCGCTGACGAAGGGCTTCCATTGAGTTGGTTCCGAATGCTGGCGAGACGTGTCCGGTACAGGAACGCCAAACTGGCGTGGCCCTACACCCCGATCAAAGGCATGATCCCATCGATCAAGACTGTCGTGGGTTCAGCCCGGTACTTGAAAACGTCTCCTGTGAACGTCAATGGTGAGTTCGGAGATTTCAAAGCGCAGTTGAAAGGACTTCCTCTTGGCCACATGCCAGTCCTAGCGGATTGCGAATGGCCCCGTACAAGAGCGGTGTGGCATCATTGGAGCCGACAAAGTTTCAATGGTTACTCCGAGATCGTCCGAAAGGATTGTGAAGGGAGGATTCAAGATTACGTGGAAAGGTTCGCGTTCGGATTCGCCCGTGACTCCGTAGCCAGACAGTTCGGGAACTTCGGCGCCCAGAACATCGTAAGGGCCGATCAACTTCCTGAGGATGGCACGAACTATCAGGTGAACGATCCGGCCGATCAAAGGCCCTGGTTCTCGATCTGGGTACGAGTCACAGAAGGGTACGGGGGCCGGCCGGTTTACTGGATCTACCGGGACTGGCCGGACATGCAACGGTATGGAGAATGGGCCGTGGAAACCTCAAGAGAAACGTCTGAAGATCAGAAGAAAGGTTGGGATGGCGATCAGGGTCCCGCGCAGGCGAACCTCAACCTTGGCGTGATCGGGTACAAAAGAGAATGGAATGACTTGGAGAAAGTGCTTGGCGGGGGAGTCCCGGAACGCGATCCTTACCGCCTCAGGATCCAGAAGAAACTTCCAACAGGTTCGTTGGCAAGAGAGGACATCTTTGAACGCTTGGCGGATTCACGGGCGTTCGCCCGCCCACAACTCGAAGAACAAGGCCAGATCAGCCCATTGGATCTGTTCGCGGAAGAACACAAGGACGACGACAACACCGTTCTGGAGCCAATCGACTTCATTCCCGCAACTGGAGGACGGATTGATCTCGAACTCATCAAGGAACTTCTGGATTACAAAGTGGACAAAGGATCCGGGAAGATCGTCCAGCCTCCAAGGCTCTACGTGAGTGAAGATTGCCGGCAAGTGATCTGGGCTCTTGAAAATTACACTGGTAGATCCGGGGAAACGGGTGCATCAAAGGACGTTATCGACACTTTGAGATACATGGCTGGCGGCGATCTTGTCCACGTCACAGACAGGACGTTCAAGATCCGCTCTGCCTCTGAACAAGACGACAACGAATGAACACTTTAGGAGATCCGTTTGATGACGGCCTTTGGTTGGTGTCGGACACCCCACCCGTGGGGAGACTCATTGACGAGTTCAAGAAAGCTGGCGGGCTCTCGTCCAACTCAGTCAGGAAACGGCGCAACGACAGGATCCGTTACTGCAAATGGGAAGGACGAGCGCAGGACTACAAGAAACATCGTGAACTTCTCTCCAGAGATCCTGTCCCGTACGAAGACGCCTGGGACGGACGGATCTACTTGGCTGACGGGATCCTGATGGACATCGGGGACATGCTTGAATCGGCGTTCGCCCGGGCACAGATCAAGATGAAACCAACCGGAGCCGAGGACACCGCGCAAGCGGCAAATTCCGAGAAGGTTCTGGGGAAGTACATTGAACGAGACAGAACGATCCTAAATGACGAAGCCGGGTTGATGTGGCAGTTCGGTGGTGGGTACGGGGCTTCAATGTGGCAGGTGTATTGGGATCGCCAGATCGCAATGAAGATGGTTCCGATCTCAATGGAGCGGCTTGAGGAAGCTGCCCAAATGGCCCAACAAGCTCTTTTGGGTGCGTACTCGGAAGGGATCGAGATCCCCATTGAAGTCGCCCAGCAAGCCCAGACAGTGGCGTACTTCCCACAGCAGATCATGGACAAGGATCGGGAGAGCGAAGCAGTTGAAGTTCTTCAACAGATCGCCCAAACTGTCGCGGCTCAACTGTTCCAACCCGAACGAGAAGCGTACGGGGATTCGTGGCTCCTGAACTACAAGATGTCCGCGAAGATGGCTCGGAAGTGCATCCGAAGCCTTCGGGAGAACGGTTCAGGATCGTTCCCGGCACCGTTTCTTTCCAAGAACGCTCCCTGTGTGGTGGCCCGGGAGGTTGGGTACGATTACTTTTCACCGCAGGACATGACGGATCCAGAGACTTCACCGTGGCACATGGTTCGGGAATGGCTGACTCCAGCGCAGATCATGGAGAGAAAAGCCGTTGACGGATGGGACGCGGACTGGTGCGAGAAAGTCATCAAGACAGTCGGGCAATCAACCGAGTGGGGGCCCGACATCGCAATGGTGGACGACTCGGAAGAGGACGATGACGCCGAGACATTTAATCCTTCGACTCGTACCGGCCACACTTACCTGTGCGAAGTCATCCACGCGTACGTCCGTTACACGACGGACGAAGGGATCCCGCAAATCTGGTGTACCGTGATGAGCCCACACACCATGAAAACGGAGCGAGGAGACGATCTGTGGGGCAAACATTACCCCATGACGGACTCTTCTTCGTACGGGTTTTTCCCGTTCCGTTGGCAACGCCGGCGCCGAAACTTTCACGACAACATCGGGATCCCTGAACTGGTTGGTTCCGATCAGCAACTCATCAAGCGAACCCTGGATCAGTTGACGGATCGGGCCGACATGGAACTGAACCCTCCGTGGATGGTGGCGAACCGGATGTCCATGAAGTACAAAGCCGGCCCGGGCGCCCAGATCCCACGTAGGCGAGCGGGTGACTTGGAACCAGCCCCGCCACCCCCAGGTTCTCCTGCTCTTGGGTTTGAACTGATCAAGGAAGCCCGGTACAGGATCGACAATTACTTCGGGTTTATGACGGAGAATGTTTTGCCGGCGAAATGGCAGAACAAACTGCAGGCTGTTGTCGGGCGGTATCTCGGCTCCGCTCAGGCGATGTTCAAGTATTACTGGCGGCTCATTCAGGAGAACGCCGACGAGGAAGAACTTGCCAGGATCGCTGGTGGCGCGACGAACTTCCCGACTTCACCAGAGGACATCTCCGGTGATTTCGAT